AGTGAAGTTAATACGTTATACAGATCAGGTATGCCTTTGGAAGATGCTTTAAAAAAAGGTGTAGAAACGGGTCCTCCCATGCAACCCATATCAGGGAACCAAGGTTTAGATGCTAGTGGTAGTTTTATACCCACCAAAACATATGGTTCAAGTATGCCTTTAAAAGCAGATTTAAGTAAACCTTTTTTAAATCCTAAAACGGACAAGCCTTTCACAGAGTCAGAGTTATTTCGTTTTACAGAGACACCGCCGGATGATTTTATAGATTTTGTTACTGACAGCACTGTTAAGAACTCTGAGATGATACGAAAAAAGTTAGCTGAGGGAGGCTTCACACATATACCTTATGTTAATGATTTTGAAGCTAAGGGGGATTTGTCTATGATTATGTTGATAGACAGACCAAAAGACAGTGCAGCTGTTTTAAAAGGTAAGTTTGGTAAGAATGATCCAAAAGAGAGAACTAATCCTGATATAATGAAAGAGGATGGCGGCGTTGTTGAATATGAACCAACCGCCACCGATTTGATGGATAAAGCGTTGTTCTCCCCTGAAATGGTGTACAGTGATGCAAAAAAAGAATGGGACAAAGGTAATTATTCTGAATCTATCGCTAAGTATGGCGCAGGGTTGTATGCGGATACACCTATTTTGAGACAAGCTATGTCTGCTACAAATAACGCTATAAAAAGAACTATAAAAGAATATGGTAAAGAACCCAGTTTTGATTCACTAATAGGTTTTTTTAAAAACTTAATGGTTAATGAGGAAGGTCAATTACATATGTTGAGCAAAGCAGACGGCGGCGTAGTAAGTTTGAAAGACAAAGCAGTAAACATGAACCGTGGCCCACGGGGCATAGAGTCTTACGTTCAATACATGGAACCTGGGGGAGTAGTCCAATCAATAAAAGATTATGTAGGTAGTTTTTTTGAAGAGGAGCCTATTGTTCCAGAGAGAAATATATTTGAAGAGCAAAGAGTTGTTGAACAAAACAGTCCTTTTCCAAAAGAAGAAGTAGTAGAGCCTGTTCAAACAAAAAAAGAAGCTCTTATGGATCTTGCAGACAGAGAGGCGGGGTTGGAAATTATTAACAAAGTTGGTTTTAATCCGTTGGCTTATAAAATGATGCAAGCAGGTCTAAGGGACAACAGAAATTTATCTGATTTTCTTAAAATATATCCAACTGTAACAGATGATATGACAGAAAAACAAAAAGATGATGCTTTAACAAAACAACTTGAAGGGTTAGGACTAGCTAGAGGTAAGTATTTTCCTTTAGATAACATGGTTGTTGTTGAGCCTATGACGGAGGCAAGTGCTTATTTTCAAAGTCCTACTGATATGATAATCATGCACGAAATTTTACATAAAGGAGCAGAGACTTTAACAAAAGATCCTAACGTAAATCTCAAGTCTTTGCGAGAAAAGTTAGATGCAGGTGATTATAAAAACATTGGAGATGATACTGAAGGAGGTAGAGCAGCACATAGATATATTCAAGCCATCGTCAATAAGGCTTATGTAGATGACATGTTAACTCAGACTTCCGTTTACGCTAACAGAGGATTAGCTAAGGCTCAGAAAATTTTAGATAATCCAAAGTCTGGTTATGGAGAAAAAGTATCTGCAGAATTTGATTTAAAAAATATACCTAAATATATTGATAGAGATAAAAAACAAGCTTTAATGTCAGAAATCAGACGATCTACAAACCAGTATATGGAAGAAGATGGCAAAGTAAAGTTTAAAAAAATGATAGAAGATCTTCATCCTAACAAAGATTTATTTAATAGGGATAAAGAAGATGTGGAAGATAATTTTACTGTAAAAGAACTAAGACAGGTATATGATCTTTTAAACGTAAAAATGTTGTTTGAACCTTCTACGATAAAGTTTATTTCCGAAATGTCGAAATCAGCACCGAGTGGCCAATTAATGGATAAAAAGTCTTATTCAGATCTTTTCCCAGAACAATTTGGAGATCCAAATCGGCCTTATGAAAAGACGTATACTAATATTACACCAGACATGAGTTATTTTGATGTTATGAGTGCGCGAGATAAATTTATAAGAGGTTCGAGAAAAGAAAACAAAGCCGAAGGCGGTGTTATAGGCTTAAAGGACAAGGCTGTTAAAATGCACAGAGATATGATAAGATAGTCAAAAGGAGAATTACATGGCAAGAGAACCGATAGGCAGCATGATGGAGGGTGTCCCATCTCAGATGGACGAAGAAGAGTTAGCTGCTGAAGTAGAAATAGAGATGCCAGATAGTCTTGACATGGGACCTATCCCAGAAGACGTAGAGATTATGGAAGAAGATGATGGTAGTGTTGTTGTTGATTTTGAGCCACGGGATCAACGCGGCACTACCGAAGACTTCTATGCAAACTTAGCTGAAGAGATGCCGGATGGTTTACTTGGCAGGATTGCGAGTGAGCTTACAGGTGAGTTTGATGAGAACAAGAGTGGTAGACAGGAGTGGGAAGATGCCTTCGCCAATGGTTTGGAATTACTTGGGTTTAGCTACGAAGAGAGATCACAACCATTCAGAGGTGCGAGTGGGGTTACTCACCCGCTTTTGGCGGAATCGGCGACGCAGTTCCAAGCCCAAGCCTTCAATGAGCTGTTGCCCCCAACTGGCCCCGTGCGAACTACTGTGCTTGGATCGAGCACTCCTGCAAAAGAGGATCAAGCTCAACGAGTAAAGGAGTTTATGAATTATTACATAACCTGTGTTATGGAGGAGTATACTCCTGAATTAGATCAGATGTTATTTTACTTACCGTTAGCGGGTAGTACTTTCAAGAAGGTTTATTATGATGAGAATTTGGAGCGGGCTGTCAGTAAGTTTGTTCCCGCTGAGAATTTGATTGTACCGTACAACACTACAGATCTGGAAACTTGTCCTAATATCACACAGGTTTTAAAATTAAGTTTAAATGATTTGAGAAAGCGTCAAGTTTCTGGATTTTACAGGGATATACCTGTGGTACCTGCCCAAAGCGAATCAGGTAGTTTGACGGATGAGATTGAGAGAATTGATGGTATGTATCCATCACAGATTGATTATGACTGTACCTTATTAGAATGTCATGTTGATTTAGATCTTGAGGGCTATGAAGAGACAGACGAGGACGGTGAGCCGACAGGCATCAAGGTTCCTTATATTGTTACTATTTCGCAAGATAATGGCCAAATACTGTCTATTCGTAGGAATTACAGAGAAGATGACGAGAAGAAAGCGAAGATACAATATTTTGTACATTACAAGTTTCTTCCGGGGTTTGGTTTTTATGGACTAGGACTTATTCATACTATTGGCGGTTTATCGCGAACCGCGACTGCTGCATTAAGGCAGTTGATTGATGCAGGTACGTTGTCGAACTTACCAGCAGGTTTCAAGGCCCGCGGCCTACGGATCAGGGATGATGACGAGCCCTTGCAACCGGGAGAGTTTAGAGATGTAGATGCTCCGGGTGGTGATATAAAAGCGAGTTTGATGTCTTTACCCTTTAAGGGTCCTGACCAGACTTTAATGAGTCTATTGGGTTTTGTGGTTGATGCGGGACAGCGATTTGCTACGATTACGGATTTAAAGGTTGGCGACGGTAATCAAGGTGCGGCTGTTGGGACAACTATAGCGATGTTGGAACAGGGTTCACGGGTCATGTCTGCTGTTCACAAGCGTTTACATTATGCAATGAAGATTGAGTTTAAGTTGTTATCTAAGGTTATGTCAGAGTTTTTACCTGACGAATATCCTTATAGTATAACAGGTGTTGATAGCAGTATTAGAAGGCAGGATTTTGATAACAGGGTAGATGTATTACCTGTATCCAATCCGAATGTTTTCAGTCAGGCCCAGCGCATATCTTTAGCTCAGACTAAGATGCAGTTAGCTACAGCAGCTCCTGACATGCACAACATGTATGAGATTTTTAGAGACATGTACGAGGCGCTGGGCGTAAGGGATATAGACAGGATCTTGAAGCGTACACCGGAGCCAGAGGCTATACCAAAGGATCCCGCTCAAGAGAACATAGATGTTTTGGATCAGATAAAATTAGTAGCTTTTGAAGGGCAGGATCACGAGGCGCATATAATGGCGCACATGGTTTTTGGATCCACACCTCTAGTCGCTCAATCTCCACAAATGGCGGTAGCCCTTCAAAAACATATAATGGAGCATGTTAAGATAGGAGCTCGTGAGAGAGCTGCGGTTGACTTAATCCAAACCAGTGGTGGACAGGCCGTATCAGAAGAGCAGATGATTGATATGGAAGCTAAGACCGCTCAGTATGTTGCGGAAGGTATGTCACAACTGAAAGCTCTAAGTGGTCAACTAAGCGGTCAGGGACCTGATCCATTAGTACAGTTGAAAGAGAAAGAGTTACAGGTTAAGGCTCAGGCTGAAGAGAATGACGCTCAGATAGATAGAGCTAAACTAGGTCTTGAAGAGAAGAAAGTTCAGCAGAGAGACGATCAGTTTAACAAGAGAATACAGAGTTCGGAGAGTATAGCTCAAGCTAGGATTAATTCGTCTATGGAACGTGAGTTACTAAAACAACAAAACAACCAAGGAGGTCAAGGTGTCTAAAAATAACGGAATTTCAAAAGTTAACTTAGGAGCAGGAGGTATTATTTCAGCCTCTAAAGGCTCTGCAAAAATTAAAGAGATTGTTATGCCAGATCCAGGGGGTATTATTTCAGCTTCTAAAGGATCTTCAAAAATTAAGAAAGGTAAATAAGATGGCTAAAGCAGGTGATAAAAGAAGTGAGAAGGAGTTAAGAAAAGAATTTTTTGATGGTCCTGCCTCTGATTCTATGAGCTTCGAACAGTTTTTAATAAGAGAGGGTCACGGAGACAAAGTCAAGCCTGTGAAAATGGCGGATGGTGGAGAGGTTTTTGCTCCAAATTCTGACTATTATAAGGATTTAATGTAAAAGTGACAGCCTTCATGCTTGCTTGCACACTAAACGGTATAGCCACGGGTGGTATTTATTTTCAGGATGTTAATGTTTGTTTGCAATACAGAGATAAATTAAATAATCAAACATATATGAAACAAGACAAACCGCAGGTCTATGAATGTATGTGTAAGTTAATACCTTTTGTAAATGCAGAGGAAGTGAAGGTGTACTAATGGTTACAGTTGAACAGTTTCTTAAATGGAAAATACTACCAAGATGTATGATGCTTGCTAGTACAGTCATGTCATGGCGTTGTGCTGAGTGGTTTATGGATTTAGATGCACCGACTGCGGCACAGTCAGCCTTTGTATCTGTGGTTATGGGTGTAATGACGGGTGTGTTTGGTATATGGATGGGTCACGAACATAAGGAGCATAAGTAATGTTAACAGCTTTGATTGGGCCAGTAAGTAATTTACTTGGTAAATTTATTGAAGACAAAGACATGAAGAATAAGTTGGCACATGAAGTGGCAACAATGGCTGAGAACCATGCACAAGAACTAGCTAAAGGTCAGCTTGAAATCAACAAGGCCGAGGCACAACACAAATCTATTTTTGTAGCAGGATGGAGGCCTTTCATTGGTTGGACTTGTGGTGTAGCACTCTGTTGGCATTTTGTACTAGCACCAATAACAATATTCTTGTGTGCTTATATTGGAATTACTATACCTGAGTTACCTACGTTTGACATGGGATCATTGATGACCGTGTTGATGGGTATGCTTGGCTTGGGTGGTTTGAGAACATATGAAAAACAAAAAGGATTAACAAAATAATGATTAATTGGATTAAAAAATTATTAAATTCTTCTAGCGGAGATTTATCTAAACATAGGCTTCACACAACTAAGTATCAGGACTTGTGTATGTAATGACCTTCAAAACCAGAACATATCTAGAGTTTTCAAAGTTTTTTTGTAAGATAGGTAATTTTTTTTACAGAAAGCATGTTATAGGAATAAAACGTGCTCAGGAACGTTGACATTTGCTGCAATATATAAGATTATATACGACAGAATAAGAAAATATTAGGTTTTTATAGAAATGAATGAGATTTATCTTGCACAAGCTGTATTTAGGCTTATAAAAGAAAGAAGAGAACTTATTCGTGAGACGTTAGAATTTGATAATGTAAAAGACATGATACATTACAAGGGTCTTATGGGAGAGTTAAAGTCTTTAGATTTTTTAGAGAGTGAAATAAAAAATCTTTTAGAGAAGCAAGAACAAGAGGAAGTTTAAATGGAAGCATCGGCAACAGAACTAAATGGGGCTTATGTAGACCCAAAAGATAGAGTTTTAGATCCTAATTTAATTGAACAAAGCTTAATAGACAGAATGCCCCAACCAACGGGTTGGAGAATACTTATTTTACCTTACAGAGGTAAAGGTAAGACAGAAGGGGGTATTTTTTTACCGGATAAAATTGTAGAAGAAGGTCAAGTTTCTACGCAAGTTGGTTATGTTTTAAAGACAGGACCTTTAGCTTACAAGGATACAGAGAAATTTCCAGCAGGACCGTGGTGCGCGGAGAAAGATTGGGTAATGTTTGCCCGATATGCGGGGTCTCGTTTTAAAATAGATGGCGGAGAGGTCAGAATTTTAAATGATGACGAGATTTTAGCAAAAATTATGGACCCTGAAGACATTTTACATTATTAAGAGGTAGATATGAGTGGAAAAGAAGCACAAGCTGAATTAGATTTAGACTTAGGGGAAGAAG